ATCACCTTGATACCTCGCATCTAGAATCTCCACTCCGAGATCCTCTGCCACTGTCTCCGCCTCCGCTCTGTTGATCAGAGTGTCTATCAGAGCCGTCCAAGCATGTCCACTCGGCACTCCTCTTTTCCACTCAATCCTCAATTCCCCCTCTGGTGTTCTGAATATCACTATCGCGTTGTCGAATGCCAACAGTTCCACGTCCCTCATCCTCGTGAGCTCCGCCTTCAGATCGGCACGGGCAGCAAGTATGGCGGCATCAAACACCGCCTCCATTGCATAGCGTACCGCCTTCTTCGTCTGGGACATGTCGAATTCACTCTGGTCCAGAGAGACTGCGAACACATCTTTACGAGAATTCAGGACATGCAGAGAACTTCGAGATTCGGCCTTCCGCGTCGGCGAAAGACCGAGAGTTGTCCACAACTTCTTACCGTTATAGTCGGCCACCATGATCTTGTCTACATAGGCACACCTCCTGTACGACCTAGAGTCCGTGGAAATTACGCCCCGCGTCCGCGCCGGTTCGTCCTCTTTCCTAAAGGGATAGAGTAGCAGAGGATGTTCAGTCAGAGCAGATAGAACTAACTCCTCTTCAGACGAGGCCAAGCTGTTAACAAACTTGCCTCTCAAAGAGGTTCTTTTCCAATCCTGCCCGTCAACGGGCCCTGCCTTCTCCGACGAAATACCAGGTTTGCGCATAGCTATCTTGACAGGAGTACCCTCTGTACTAGCACCCGCCAATCCCCACGCATCTCTGAACTCCATGAACTGCCCGAATGTTATCTGATCTCCATGCGCTCTGAAATTGATATCGAGCACAGCGGCGTCCAGCTTATCTTCCATCCGTTTTGTCCACAGGAGTTTGCGACCGTCCTGGTCCAATATCTTGTCCTTCATCTCTTCGAACACGTCAGCCCTGTTGGGGGCACAATCATAACCACCCAGAACCTTCAGGTCGGCCATATAACTCCAGACTCCATGCCCTTGCAAGATGTTCATTTTTATAGCACGTGCCGAAAGAGCCTTCAGATTCTTTATCCAGCAAGTCTCACAACAAGCTGTAAATCTGAGAAGGATCTGGCGAATGCGAACAAACACTCCGCTAGGCAAGAAGCCAGCGAAATGAGACAAAATCTTAC